TAAGGAAATAAAAAAAGTAAATGAGAAGATTGCTGAGACAGAAGAGAAATCGAAGATTGTTATTCAAGGATTGATTGAAGCCTACATTCAAGAACCACTGAACGCCTTGGATGATTTAACCCAATCCGCAGAAGACCAGATTGCGGCAATTGCATTTCAAAAACTAAGCGCAGAAGAACAAATCCAGTTTAGGTATGACGAGGCAATAGCGACGATTGAACAGCAAAGAGCCTTGGCGGACTTAATCAATGATGAAGAACTGAGAAGTCAGCTTTTGGATTCGGTGAATCGAGCGACCCAAGCACAAAATGACCTGCTCGAAAAGCAACAAGAAGAACTACAAAAACTCAACGAAGAACGCGAGCGAGAAGCCGCTTTAGTTCTTCAACAGCAAGGCCAAGCACAGGTGGACAAACTGCTCAGTGATTTAGAAAAAACCTTCGACAATATCATTGAACTCGTCCAAGACCTACGCGACCAAGCGTCCGGTTTGCTTTTGGGGCAATACTCAACGGCAAGCGCAACGGACAGGTTCAGCACCGCAGCCGACACCTATTCCGATTTGTTAGCCGCAGCACTCGACCCAGACGCAACAGAAGAAAACGTCAAAGAGTTTCAAGACTTTGTAGACACCTACCTCAAAAGCGCACAAGACGTATTCAAATCTTCGAGCCGATACCAAAATATTTTTAATTCAGTTTTGGCAGACATTGAAGAGGTTGCAGAATTTGTTCAGGCGACCATGCCACAAAGTGAAATTGACAAGGTCCGCGAGCAACTGACAGACGTTGCAGAAGAATTCGGGCTGGGTGTGGAAGAGGTGATTGAAGGCTTGGACAGATTAGTGCTGGCGTTGACGTTTCGCGCCTTGATCGTGGACATTCCGGTTCAAACCGTAATTGATGAAGCAAACTCTGACCTAATCGTTGAAGCCGTAGTCACCGCAGTTGAAGATCAAAACCTTTCAGACACTGAAATCATTTCTATTGTCACCGCAGTTGCCGACAAACTCAGTGACACGCAGATTGAAGAGATTGTCACGGCAGTGGCTGCAAACGGTTCAGACACCAATATTGAAGCCGTAGTCAGTGCAACCGCTTCAAACGTCCCAATCATTCAAGCACTGGTTGACGCAATTGCTGCTAACATTCCTGTCATCAGCGTTGACGTTGATTTAAATCTGGACCCAATCAATGAAGCTATTGCTGATCTAGGCGCAACGCTACAAGGCGCAGTCAATAATTTTATTGTTGATGTAAACCAATCCAGTGCAGCGATTCAAGGCGAAACGCTTTCCACACTAGCAGCCTTTGGGCAAGGTGGGGATGTCCTAACCTCTGGGCTTTATTCAGCAATTCGAGGCGTGACAACAAGCAGCACAGATCAAATTTATTCTCCAAATTTGGGCCAAAATATCTATGCAGACACAACATTATCAGCAGGCAGACAAATTGATCCTCAAAGCCTTGCTGCCACTTATTTAGATAGAGGGATCAGAGAACCAAGTTATTTTATTTTTTATGATTCCTTGCATTATGACGGTACAAAGACAAGTGTCCTAAATGGGTTTGACTATAAGGCTGACGCCAGCAGCTTCTATCAGCGAATGCTTGAACTTCCTGACTATTACAAAAATATCCAAAAGATTGGCTTTAGACGAGGCGGAATTGTAGACCCAATGGACACCATTCCAGCTATGCTCTCACCTGGCGAATATATCCTATCACCAGAAACCGTCAGACGTTATGGCGTCAGCAATCTGAACCGCTTGAACTCTGGCGACACCGCAGCACTAAACGCAACGAGTGACCCAGAAGTAAAACGCTTACTGGCTGAATTGATTGTGGCAGTTCGTGAGAATGACACCGAGGTGAATGTTTATACAGATATGGCAGGCCAGACCAAGGCTGGTATTGAAGAGTTCCGAAGCGAACTGAGAGAAAGAACGAGAAGGCAAGGCGACAAGTTTCTTCCGGCTAGGTATATCTGATGAGCCAGTTACTTGCCACGATCACGGTTGATGGTACGGATTACCGAGGTTCAATCAGAGGCTTTGCTGGTCAGAACTTTTATCAGCCTTTCGTCAAAAGAATGCCTACGCTTGAGCTTGGACAGGTTGAGGATTCAGGCAAGATTGGTGTGAAGTTTGGCAATATCACACTGACGAATGACTACCTGAATGCAAGTCATCCATTTGCCTTGCAGAGATATGAAGACCTGCTGACCGCACCTGGACTATATGCAACTAATTTGAAATGGGGAGAAGCCGGAAGTGACTTGTTTTCTGGAAACATCTTTCTTCAATCCGTCACTGATACAGAACTCACCTTTGCGCTCACAGACACCGAATTCACCAAAGGTGCGAGGCCATTTACCTTGACTGAAAATTTCGCTTTTGTGGAAGCAGTCATTTCTTCAGGCGCAGGCACTCCGGTTTCCATCACAGCCTTAAATCACGGCTTTGTCACAGGCACGGTTGTGATTTTCGAGCAAATGGATTCGTACGGTGAGCTGCTCGAATATCAATCAGTTGCAGTAGATAACTATTATTACGTTGTCCGCACTGGTTCAAACACCTTTACCTTGCAGGACAAAGACTTTGTTCCGGTGACAAGTGGCTACGGCACAACAGGAACCTTTACCAGTGACGGCAATACCCACCGAGTGGGTGTGCCGCTGAGAATTCCGTTTAGTTGGGGAATCGTCAAGAACGCTACGCCAGTAATCAAAAAACGCGACGATGAAGTTGCCAATCCAGATTTGCAGACGAACAATAGCAGTTACCCGATTGAAATCCGCGAGGATGGCGTTTTGATTTACTCGACGGATAACACTTCGAGCGAGTTCTGGAACGGTTCAGGCGGTTCAGGCGTTGCGCCAACCAGCACAGTAATAAAATTAAACGCTGCCACCACTGGTGGTGTGCTTTCAATCTCAGGAATCAGCAACAGAGGTTCAACGCTTTCGAGTTTTTACAATCACGTAGCAACTGAATTAAGCCTAACTTTAGACACGAGTTATGCGTAAATGGCAGGCGTAAACTACAACACCGATACGACGATCAGCGACGAGCAAATCAACGAATCACCTGTTGAAGTCCGGCTTTCCGTAACCGTTGAAATTGACACAAACGGACAGTTAACGGTGCGCTCGCTAACCGTAGCCACGACAGCTTCAGAAGTTGAAATCTATAGTCCATAATGGCACAAGCAACTACACGCAACGAGCCACTGATTGGCTTCGCGGCAGATACTGCCAAGGCTGCGAATCTTCTGCTTCAGATTAGCGGCTCTACTTTACGAGTGATTAACCGGATTCAAACCGGAGTGGCAGCCGCAACGGTGAGAACGCCTGAATTGCTTCAATTGCAATTAGCGCCAGCCTTTCCAATTAAAAAGGTTTTTAGCGAGTATGAATTCAATACGCCTTATCCAGATTCCGTAACACTCGCGCAAGAAACAAAATACGTTGAAGTTCCGAACTTAGGCTATGGGGAAGAACAAGGTTATGACGCACTCAGCACGATTGAAGAGAAAGTCATTGAATATTTAAGAGCCATTTTGCAAAGCGAATCCGCGCCAATCTGCACGGCTCGAATTTTTGGAATCAAAGACAATTACCTTTTGGGTTATCGCATCATCTGCATAGACGAAAAACAAAGCATCAAAGCCACAATCACCATTACTTCAATCATTTATAGCTTTGATGCAGAGGAAACGACAATTTCAGGGCCAACCGAAATCGACTTTGTAAGAAACGAATGAAAATCATTTACACGAATTCAATCACAGGCGTCAGCAGTTCAGCGACTCAATTGTCGAGCGATTACGCCATTGCAAAAGTCGAGAACAATTATCCAAAGCAGCCTTACATTGCTGATGCGGCAACGGCAACGGTGACGGTGACTTGTGCAGGCGCGGAAGCCATTTTCTTCAGCTACTTGGCAGAATCTGTGACGGTAACATTCAAGGATTCTGGTGCTTCAACGCTTTCGACAGAAAACTACACGAACAGCTACACACTGACCGAGCAATATTTACTCAATGAGAAAACCCATTGGAATGATTCGGTTTTTGTGGCTTGTCCAGCGACGACGAACACGGTTGAGATTGCCCTAACCAATTCAACGGACGTCAAAGGAACGCTAGACGGTTGGGTTACGGCAAGCAGTGGACAACTCGGCAGACTACAAGCGAGTGCTGCAAACATTTATTTTGAAGATTACCCACAAATTCGGCTTGGCACTTTTGTCAGCGATGGGGTTTTTACCGAGCAGATCAACCGGATTACCGGAGACGGCACAGGCACAGAAGATTTACAACTTACCGGCAATGGTGGCGCGAACTTCACAGTATCAAGCATGAAGTTGCCGCTCATCGTCAACACGATCCGAGCCGGAAAAGTGCTGGAAACCTACAATCCAAACGTAGGTATGTCGATCAGTCGTGATTCGTTTGGAATCAAACAAGAGCGAGACAGTGGGCTGGTTTACAGATTGGGCGAGATTCGCAGAAGGTTTAGCGGTTCAGTGCAAGTCTTAGAATCCGAGCGAGACACCGCAACCAAGGTTTTTGCTGGACTGAGAATGCAACCAGTGGCGGCTGAGATTCTAGGTTATCAAACGAACACCGCAGTATTTGGCAGTTTTTTTGAGCCTGCCAGCATTGCTTATTCTTATCCTGGCAGTCAACTCTATGACTATAACTTTGAATTTGTTGAGCTAATTTAATGTCATTACTCAAAACAAACGAAATCCAAAACTATAATGGTTCGAGCCTCACGCTAACTGCCAGCACGGTTTCGACTAGCGCACAACTGAACACGGGCGGAAATATTTCGGTTACTGGTTCTTTAAATGTTTCAGATGATTCGACCACTAGAACGAATCTTGGATTGGGAACGATAGCCACGCAAGATTCAGATTCAATCACAGTTACTGGTGGAACGGCAACACTAGGCGCTTTGACCGTTTCTGGCTCAGATTCTGGAGACTTAGTTAGAATTACGCAAACAGGAAGCGGAAATGCGTTAGTTGTTGAAGATTCAGCAAATCCAGACAGTACGCCTTTTGTTGTGGGTAGCAGTGGCAATTGTGGGATCGGGACGAGTTCGCCTTCCCAGCCTTTGCACGTTTCGGGATCAGCACCGATTATTCGCTTAACTGATACAGATACAGGTTCTTATTCTGAAATAAGCGCATCAAGTGGTGATGGAAACTTGATGTTCTTTGCGGATCAGGGCAATACCCAATATTCGTCAAACATTCGTTTTTATGTAGACGGAAATCATGCAGGTCGGTTTGATTCAGAAGGTAATCTGTTAGTGGGTAGAACCAATAACCCAAGTGGTGTTTCCAATTGTATTTATGGTGCTGGTAATTACGGAGTCACAACAGGGAGTGGCGCTAATGTTTTTATAAATTCAGAAGGTTTATTTTTTAGAAGTACATCTTCAAGAAGATATAAAAATTCCATACAGGACACAACACACGGGTTAGCCGAACTTCTTACACTTAGACCAGTCACATTTAAAACTAATGAGGATGGTGATAAAATTTATGGTGGGTTAATTGCTGAAGAAGTCCACGAAGCAGGATTGACTGAATTTGTACAATACAATGATGAGAATCAACCAGATGCACTTGATTATGGCAATATGGTTTCTCTGTGCATTAAAGCAGTCCAAGAACAACAAACCCTAATCGAATCGCAACAGTCCCAGATTGACGTATTAACTGCAAGAATTGAAGCACTAGAAACCACTTAACAAGGCCGAGCAATATGCCAGCAGAAGCAACAGGAATAATTGACGTTGTCCAAGAGTTAGGAACTTCTGCCAGTGCCTTAATTTTCTTTGCTTGGCTAATTATTTTTATTCTCAAGCAGCACGATAAAGAAAAACAACAGTTGCGAGCAGATGCCGAAAAAAAAGACAGTATGATGATGGAAGAACGAAAGCTTTATTTAGCGGCTGACGCGAAGAATGATGAAGAACTCAGGCAATACATGAAGACGTCAAACTCTGAACTTATGTCGATAATGAGCGCAACCAATGTAGCGATCAAAGATATGACGATTGCCGTCAATAATTTGGGGGATGTTATAAACAGAGAATTAAGGAGATGAAACCGTTTTTCACAGGCTTGGCTTTGCTGCTATCAACTTCAGCTTACGCATTGCCTGTTGAGTACAAGACTTTGCATCTCGTTTCTTGGGCTTATCAATGCTCACTTCGTTTGGCTCTTACCTATCAGCTTCAAGGCATGACTTCAAACTTAGCCATGCAATCCGCCATTCAGTTGTGTTCTTGCGTCATTGACCATTACCGCAAAAATCATCGCTATGTAGATTTGCAACTGATGCCGTTACCTCAACGAGAAGCGTTTGGCGAAATGTATTCTCAAGAATGTGTGGACTACCCTGAAAAGGAGACTTAGTGGAATTCATTGACCATTCAGAACACTTTTCGAGAGACGAGCTGAAGTGCAAATTCACAGGTGAATGCTCTATGTCGAGTTCTTTTCTTACAAAACTAGAAACTCTACGTCAGCACTACGGCAACCCCATCAGACTAACTTCAGCCTATCGCTCACTAGATCACCCAGTTGAGAAAGCAAAATGGAAAGACGGGAAACCCAAAAGTACGGGTTATCATAGTCTTGGAAGAGCCGCTGATTTAGCGGTTTGGAATGCAGACGGTGCGCGACTTCTTCAAATTGCTATTCAAATGAATTTATTTGGTGGCTATGGCTTCTCATTTACCGGAAGCAATCGCTTCCTACATTTAGATGACAGAGACGATTTAATGATCTGGAGTTATTAAATGGAAATCTTTTTTGAATACTTCAATTCTGCTGTTGAATCCGGTGGCGTTGAGCTAATCTTGACAGCAGTAGGGTTGCCAATGGCAGCGGCAGGTGTGGGCGTTTATCGAAAAGTCAGGAAGGCAAAGAAGCTGAAAGAGGCAATCACTGGCGGATAGGGAAACCGCCACTTACCGGAAGTGTGGCAAATCTTCTGAAAGTGGCTCCCCAAGCTGGACTCGAACCAGCGACCCAATGATTAACAGTCACCTTAGCTTTTTCGGCTATAGGCTAGACGAATGCTAGGCTTGCTGGATTCTTTCAATTTTTTATTGCCACTGTTTCCGCCAGCGTTGCCTAACATATTTACCAAGTCCACCTGCTGTAAATGGTCTGAATTCAGGTAACTCATCGTTGTTTGAATGCTTTGGTGACGCAGAAGCTTTTGCACCTGAACAGGATTTGAACTTTCACCAGATAATAGTTCAGTCGCAACCGTAGAACGAAACGAGTGCAGCGGTTTCGCGTTTTCAATGCCTACCTTTAGCAGCGCCTTCCTCATGCTCTTGGTCAAATCCCCAAGCGAACTATAAAGAGGCTGACCTTTGCCATCATCCAGCACATAACGCTCGCCTTGAATATCCTGCGCCTGAATAAAATCTTTTAGATCTTCAGCGATTGGAATGATTGCGTCTTTTCGACCTTTGACTTTCCAATCCTTTGTTGAGCGAAGTTCGATTCGATCTGGGTAAACATTGTCCCATTTCAGCGCCAGCAGCTCACCACCACGCATTCCGGTATAGCGCAAAAACCACCAGGCACGAAGCAACACCAAGAACCGTCTTCGTTTGGTTTCGTTCCAGCCTTGTTCTAGGTGTTGCCGCAAATCTTCTAGTTGTTGAGCGGAAAATACAGCAGGCAAAGGTTTGGACGAGCGAACGCTTTTGACTTTGATTGCTGCCGGAATTTGGCCTTGCTCCCAAGACCAGTTAAGAATCGCTCGA